CTTGTTATTAAACTTGGTATTGTAAATTCGGCTGCGTCTCTTGCTCTGTCTAAATAAGGCAATCTTAATGCTTCTAATTTAAAATAACGAGATTTCGCTGTGTAAGGTTTTTCTTCCATTTATTTTATTTAATTGTTATTTAAGGGATATTGACACCTGATTGTCCGCCATTTAAATTAGATTGATCTAATTCAATTCTCAAAGCACTTTTTCCTCTTCTTTTGGCAACACTTAAAGGTGTTCCAGCAGCTGTTTGAGGTGTTGTAGGTGCTTTTTCCCTTAACGCAGTTGAAGAAGCGTTTACCACCGTTGCTGGCGGAGCGGGAATTGGAGGGGGAGCGGGCATCTTTGGAGAAGATGGCATGCACATTTTATGGTTTTCCTATTGTTGAAGTTGATAATATGTTGTTACTTTGTTCATCTTTTAATTGTTTCAAATATTTAACAACGCTTGATTGACCTGATTTAAACCATATAGTTCGTTCATTATCGTTCAATTCAGGTGATTTATCTGGGAATTTTTGCTCTAAATAATCGAGTAATTCTTGGGTTATAAGCATAAGTTATCCAAGAGAGCAACCTAATAGGCGGGTTTTAAAGATCATAAGTATAATTAATATAAGCAATCTTTAAAATGTTTTTAGTTGGTATTATTATTGCGTTTCCGCAATCGTGTAAGATTATTCTTCCTTCAAATTCGTCAAAACCAAAATCAGAAGTTAAAACTGTGCTTTCCTTATTTCTTGATAATAAATACCCAACACTGCAACAAATGGCGTGTGGTCTATTTTTAGTTTCCTCTATATTTTCCCACGTAGTGCTAGATTGTGCATCTTCCCACAAAACATATGTCAATGGGTAAGGTATTTTCTTAATTTTAAGAAACTGTATTATTTTCTTCAGTAGGTTTTTCATCTGGTATTTCCTCTATTGTGTTTCTTTCTTTAAGTGTGTTTAAAATTTTAAATTTAGATTTACTACTTGGAGGAAATGTTCTTATATCTCCTAATTCTGGAGTTTTAGCGTAAAACTGATCTTCTATTAAAATTTCAACAGTTAAATAAGTTAATACTTTCCAATGTCGTATTTTTTGTAAATCTATAGTCATTAGTATTTAGTTACAAAAGGTTTTGCTGGAACTACCTCTTTTTTATTTCCGTAATCTCTTTCAATAATCATTTCTATATAATGAATAGCTTTTTCTAAATCTTGTTTGCCGCCCTTATCTCTATGACGGCAAATATATTTAATTGCATTACCTTCAGCAAATAATAAATTATTATCGTTAATAAATTTAGAAGGCTGCACGACATACTTTTTATAGTGAGACCCCCCTATCTGCTTGTAGAATACTGAATTAGTCATTTTTTATTTCCTCATTTTTATCTGATTTAAAAAGACACTCTAGGTATAACGAATAAAAAAAAGATCTAAGATCTTCAGAATAGGTTTCTTCTTCGCTTAACTTTTTATATTTTTCTGCTTCTTTTTCTAGTGCTGTTTGCATTTGGTTTGTTTTCTCCGTTTATGTTTGAAAAATAAAATTTAACTTTCATTTGTTTTTGAATAGTGCTTAACGATCTATAAATAACCGAATTGTTTTTCTTTCTTCTAGAAACACTTTTAACATCTATTAAATAAGAAGTGCCGCTATCATCAGTAAGAACAAGATCAAACGGACAAGAGGGGTCTAAGGATTTAGAAACAAAATAACCCTGCTTTAGACAGTCGTGAGCAACCGCTAACTCAGCTAGTATTCCTTTTAATGAGGGTTTTTTTCTAACTTTTAAATCGTTGTATTTAAGTATAGGTTTCATATTTTAGTTCCAAATACTGTTGTTTCTTTTTCTAGTTCAGAACCAATGTAAGAAAGTTTTACACCCTTTAATTTTTTATCTAGGGTTTTAGGATTCCAAAGTATGTGGGATTTTGTTTGAGTACTATAATCTGAACCTTTTAAAATCCTAGCAACTCTCGCTTGTTGTAAAGCATCATTTTCTGTCAATCCTTGACTTTCAAAACTTTCAACTATTTTAGTCCAATAATTTTTACATCCTGCTAAAGTTTTCTCAGCTTTTACAATTCCAAAAGTAGGACAACCTTTATAATTATCTGATTGATCTCCAACTAAAATTTGTAAATAAAAATTATGCTCAGCTTGTTTTTTAGATATTTTATAAAATTCTCTATGAGCAGGATTATAATGTAACCCTTCTACTTGGTTTAAATCTTTATCTTCAGAACATATAATTTTATTTCCTGGTAAAATTTTAGTAGTTGCCAATATTCCTATAATATCATCAGCTTCCAATTTAGGTTTTGAATACCCGTTGTAATTTTTATATATATAATCTTTACAAAATTTTAATGTTAGCGGTTTTCTTTGAGATTTTCTGTTTTCTTTATATGAAGGTAAAATTTCATTTCTAAAATTTAATTTATCTGAAAATGCTGAAATTATTTTAGTGCATTGTGTTTCTTCTTTTAATCTATCAAAATAATCTACAATTAATCTTTGACACTCTGTTTCATCTGAATGAAGAGTCCATACTTCATTTTCCCATCTTATAGGAGTTTCACTTACTGCTGCAATTTTGTAAGCAACAATATCTGCATCAACTAATAATATACTCATTACGCATTTCCTTTTGGTTTAAGTCTGTTTAAATCTAATCTAATTATGTTAGTGTCTTTTTCTAAATCAGTTCGAAAATCTCCTTTTATAAATTTTCTTTTTACTTCTTCTTCAATTACAACCTCTGCTAACAAAGCGTGGTAATTATCTATAGTTTTTAAAAAAGCACTAAACGCAGCACCGACTTGCAAAGCTGGACTTGAAGCTATTGAGTGCATCGTGTCTGTTGGTAATTTTTTTTCATACACTGTGTATGTAAGACGTTCGTCTCCGATGTCCGTAAGGACAAATATTAATTGCATGGTTTTTATTTGTGTAGGGGTTAGTGTGTTTCAGCCCAATTGCGTCCTATTTTATAAGACGCACTAAGCGGTACTCTAAGTTTAAAATACTCCCCTGCTTCTTTTATGCTTTCAACTGCAAGTTTGCCCACTTGCTCGGCTGTCTCTGGTTTAGCTTCTATTTGAAATTCGTCATGAATTGTAGCAACTACAAAAGCATCTAATGATTTTAATTTATCCCATAAAATCACAAGTGCTTTCTTCATTACTATGCCGCCACAAGATTGAATTAAAAGATTAAGCTGTGCGGACTGTGATCTTGAAGTTAAAATTCTTTTATCAATTGCTCTTATAATTCCTGTTGCTTCACACTTCTCATAGATGTCTTGTTTTAATTCTTTTAAAAATGGTAAAGCTTTATAAAATTTATCATAAATTTGTTTACCCTCAGTTAAACTACATTCTAATATTTCTGAAAGTTTTTTAAAAGAGCATCCATAAAGTAAAGCATAAAACATTCTTTTAGCTAACTCTCTTGAAGTTAGTCCAGCTGCTTTCATATTGTATGAGTGGAAATCTCCACTTAAAATTAATTGAACATACTCTTTTCCTTTAGTGTAATTATAAATGTAGTGAGATAAGCATAATGCTTCTAATGAATTAGCATCTACACCAACCATTACAAATCCTTTTGTTGGAATAAATAATTCTCTACATTCTTTTCCGTAAATGGAATGAATATTAGGAACTTGCATTAAATTCGGTCTTAATGATGCCATTCTACCTGTAACAATATTAGTTACATATTGAGTATGTATACGACCATCCTTAACAACCTTTAGCCAGGCGTTAGTTCCATCACTTAACATTCCTAATCTTTTTTCCAATGTTAAATATTCGTTTAATAATTTTGCCTCTGGGTATTGTAAATTTTCCAAAACTTTTTCATCTACAATTGGCTGTCCTGTTTCTGTAAAATTTTTAGGTTTCCAATTATGTAAGGCTTTAAGTCTATTAGCTATATGCTGTCGTGAAGAAGGATTAAATTTTACTACTTTAGTTTTGGTAACAGGAACTCCTTTAATGTATCCAAATTTTTTAGAATTAACTTTAGGAATAAATGTTCCTAAATCTTCAACCCAATCTTTAAATGTTTCATCTAATTTTAATTTCAATTCATTTGATTTAGATAATAAAGTTGCGTGTAATTCTTGAGCTTTTAAAACATCAAATCCCATTCCTTTTTTTTCTTGTTGCTTTGTTATAAAAGTAATTTGATGTTCTAAATCTATTGACTCAAAACTAAAATCTTTTGTTGTTAATTTTTCATAAAGTTTTTTTGTAAGTTCAACATCCCTTATGCAATACTCTAACATTTCAGGTGTGAATTTTTCAAAATTAGAAATTTCAAAATCCATTTTAGGAAAACCCAAACGAGTTCCCCAAGCTTTTAAATTATGCTTTCCGCAAACTGTTCTGTCCTCTCGCCAACTCTTTTTTATGTCCACGCTATTTGCGATATCTGGGTAGATAAGGCGACTAAGGCAAAGCGTATCGTGGACTAACTCTCGTTTATGAGAGTAGTTGTATAATTTATTGAGCACGGGGAGGTCGTACCCAATAACATTATGACCAACTATTAAGTTGTCGGCGAGAAGTTCTATTCCTTTTGGAATTTCGTTACCTACAAATGGAATTGTTTTATTTCCATCGTTAATTACTAAACAATGAACAACTGACGGATTTAATCCGTTTGTTTCAATATCAAAAATTAAGGTCTGTTTCATATTCTGTTAATACTCCTGTTAGTGAATCATATTTTAAAGTACATCCTTTGCCTGTTATGCCAGCAAATCTATTTTTTAAAATTCTAATAAATGCTAAATTCTTTTGTGTATCTTCCGAAGTTGATCTCTCAACACCTAATACAATATCACTTAACTGACTTATACTTGCTGACCCTCTAAGGTGTCCTAAAGAAGTTTTTAAACCATCAGTGTGATCTTTATTTCCTTCTGGTCTTTTTAAATGACTAACTAAAATTATACCTATGTTTAATTGTTCTGCTAATTTTCTAATCCTAGTCATCAGCATGTCTATTGTTTTTCTTTCATCGTAAGTTTCTAAACCGCTTACAATAATGCTGATGTGATCTATAATTAAAAATTCACAATCTAATCCAGTAGCAAAAAATTTAATTTTACTTAAAATTGTATCTTCTTCTATACTTCCCCAATGATCATATAAAAATACATTTCCATTACCTATAGTTTCCCTATAACCTTTTTCTAATTCAGCATCATTTAAATTATCTCTGTTA